AGATTTATCATTTTATATTTATCATAATGCCGATTAGTTTACTAATCAGATTTATTTTTTATATTCGCCCGCAAATTTACAAATTATTCTATTATGGACAAAAAAGAGATTATAAAGATTGTTGTCAAGGTGTTGCTTTATTTGCTCACCTTGATTGGCGGTTACTTCGGTGTGACCTCATTGTCAAGTTGTACGATTCAGCGCAAGGCTCAGATTAAAGGCAAGGCTGTAGTTGTCACAATAGATACTACGACCATTCATCATGAAGGCAGTTTGGAACTTAAAACGAAATGATTATGGAAAAGATAACTAAAAAAACACGTTATAGTTATAGAGTGTGTTATCACTTATCTACTTGTCCTGCTCGTGTTCATTCTTATTCAGGTGGTCCATTTAATTCTAAGGATGTTCGTGAACAAATTTTGGATTTTGCTGTCGATTTAGTTAAACAAGTTGGTGGAGAAGTTGTACAAGTTAAACGTATTGAAGAGATTTGTTATGTTTCAGTTGATGATTAGTTATGTCTGATATCGGTTATCCACTTGTCAAATGTTATCACCCTCGCCATGTACAGAATAAGTACACAGGCGAAGTTATTCAGGTCGGTTGCGGTGTTTGTAAGGCTTGCCTTAAACGCCGTGCCGACAAGATGTCATTCCTGTGTGCCATTGAGGAGCAGAGCCACAAATATTGCATGTTTGCGACACTCACCTACTCTAACGACTATGTTCCACGAATGTACATCTGAGTTGATAATGAACTCCGTTTGGTCCGTTGGTATTCCTATTGTGACAGACTGAACGAAAAAGGCAAGCTGATGACCGTAGATTATGACTATTGGCACAAATGCCCCTCTCTTGAGACTTATGTTAGCATGCTCACTGCTAAGTGCAAGTTAGACGGATATCTTTCTTACACTTCAAAGCGTGACGCTCAGTTATTCCTCAAACGAGTTCGTAAAAACTTAAGCAAATATTCAGATGAAAAAATACGTTATTACATTGTATCGGAGTACGGACCGAAAACATTCCGTGCGCATTATCATGTCTTATTCTTCTATGACGAGGTCAAGACACAAAAGGTTATGTCAAAGGTTATACGTCAGGCATGGCAGTTTGGTCGTGTCGATTGCTCTCTCTCCCGAGGTAAGTGCAATTCGTACGTTGCGCGATACGTTAATAGCAATTATTGTCTTCCCCGATTTCTTGGCGATATGTCCACGAAGCCGTTCTCGTGTCATTCTATCCGCTTCGCTCTCGGCATTCATCAAAGTCAGAAAGAGGAAATTTACAAGGGTTCCGTTGACGACTTATTTACCAAAGCGGAGAACTCAATGGCAATTATGTCGAGTTCATGCCTTGGCGGAATTTGTCGTGTACGTTCTTCCCGAAATGTAAAGGCTATTCTCGCAAGTCTGATACTGAGTTATGGCAGTCTTATAACATATTACTCGAAGTTAAAAAAGCAATAGGCTATTCATTCAATACGATTATTGATTATGCTCGCTGTATCCTTGACTTGGTTGTTACTGCTAAGTTCTCTTGCGATTCACGTGGTTTACCTTGTTCTTCGCCTGCGCTCAATAAGGTCATATCCTATTTCTCTCAAGGAATTGATACTAACCTTATTATAGTGATTACTTGGCTGACTACCATACTAATAGTATTGCCCGAGAGTTGTATATCTCTCGTCATTTTCTGACATTGTCTGCGACAATGACAGCTATCATGAGCGTTATCGCAAATTTACCCTTATACGCCAATTTTGGCAACGTTATGACTATGCCCAACTTGTTGGCATGTATACTAGTCAGATTGAAAACAGGCATCTTATTTCCAATTATGATTGGTATTATATCAACAAGACACCTCTCGATTCTTGCGGTAATGTAGATGTATCTCAGTTGTCTAAGGAATTGTTTTATAAGCGTTTTGTCATTAAGTCTGATGAAAACTTTGAGAAGTCTATTAAACACAAGATTCAGAATGATGTAAATGGTTTCTTTATTAACTAAATATTATAATTATGAGTTCAGTAATGTCCCTTACGGCGCTAAAGAACAGCGTCAAACGTAATGGTTTCGACCTCTCTTTCAAAAACGCATTCACTGCTAAGGTTGGTGAGTTGCTCCCTATTATGTGTAAAGAGGTCTACCCAGGTGATAAATTCACCATTCGTGGTCAGGCGTTCACCCGAACACAGCCTGTTAACTCTGCTGCTTACTCCCGTTTTCGTGAGTATTACGATTTTTATTTCGTTCCCTATCGCTTGTTGTGGAATATGGCTCCAACGTTCTTTACCAATATGCCTGACCCGCATCATGCTGCTAGCCCTACTACTTCTGTCAGTCTTGATGAGCGTCATCCTTGGTTTACATTCTTTGACCTTATGGAGTATCTCGGTAATCTTGATTCATTGTCAGATACTTATGAGAAGTATAAGAAGAATTTCTTCGGTTTTTCTCGTTTGGAATTGACTTGTAAACTCCTCAATTATCTTAATTATGGTATCGGTAAGGATTATGAGTCTATAAAAGTTCCCGGTGATGCTGACAATATTCTTTTGTCTCCTTTCCCTCTCTTGGCATATCAGAAGATATGTGAGGACTATTTCCGTGATGACCAATGGCAGAACGCTGCACCATATCGTTACAATCTTGATTATCTGTATTCTATGAATAACGGTTATCATATACCAATACATTCATTTACTAAGGATGATTTCAAGAACCCTACTATGTTCGATTTGAACTATTGTAATTTCCAAAAAGACTATTTTACAGGTATGTTGCCAAAGGTCAATATGGTGATGTAGCTTTCGCTCCTATTGATTTGGCTAACTCTCAGTCTTACTTAACCCTTGGTGACGGAAATTCTCAGGATATGGGTACAGCTATTGCAGGCTTCCATACAAATGGCTCTACTTCTAGTCCTGTGACTTACGGTATAAAGGCAACTTCATCAGGTGGTACAGGTTACAAACAGATGTTGCTTGACCTTGATTCTCGTTTGTCTGTTCTTGCACTTCGTCAGGCTGAATGCTTACAGAAATGGCGTGAGATTGCTCAGTCAGGTAGAATGGACTATCAGACACAGATGCAGAAACACTTCAACGTATCACCTCTGAGACCTTGTCAGGTCATTGTAAATACCTTGGTGGTTGGACTTCAAACCTTGATATATCAGAAGTTGTAAATACTAACCTTACAGGCGATAATCAAGCTGACATTCAGGGTAAAGGTACAGGTACACTTAATGGTAATAAGGTTGATTTCGAATCTAAGGAACACGGCATAATTATGTGTATCTATCATTGTCTGCCGTTGCTTGATTGGTCAATTAATCGCATTGCCCGTCAGAACTTCAAGACAGCATTCACTGACTATGCTATACCTGAATTTGATAGCATTGGTATGCAGCAGTTATACGCCTCTGAAATGATATTCGGTCTCGAGGATTTGCCTGAAGATCCAACCTCTATTAACATGGGTTATGTTCCTCGTTATGCTGACCTTAAGACTTCCATTGATGAGATTCACGGTTCGTTTATTGATACTCTTGTTTCTTGGGTGTCCCCTCTTACTGAAAGCTATCTTGCTGCTTACCGACAAGCATGTAAAGATGCAGGTTTCTCTGATATTACTATGACATATAATTTCTTCAAGGTTAACCCGCATATTGTTGACAATATTTTCGGTGTACAGGCTGATTCTACTATAAACACAGACCAACTTCTTATCAATTCATTCTTCGATATTAAGGCAGTCCGTAACTTCGATTACAATGGTTTACCATACTAATTTTATTGCTTATGTTCCGACAAAGAAAAGATATCGCACGTTATTTATTCAACGTTGCATTTGGCATTGAGCGTAACAATTTCGTTCAGCCCTCGCCTATACGTGATTTTATGACTGAAAAGGTAACTTATTTCAGTGGTTCTGATAAAAAGACGGCTATTGCTTATGTTGATGACATTTATATGCTGTTCAATCAGAACAGATTGAGTTCTGTCGGTAGAGATACCGTTCAGAAGTGGCTCGACGGACTTACACCTCGTTCGGATTCTCTCGCACAACTTCGTAAGAAAGTTTCTGATGAACAACTTATGGATATGTGTAAGTCTAGATATATACAGTCCTCTTCTGAGTTGTTGGCATGGTCTGAGTATCTTAACGCTAATTATGCGGATATACTTCTGAGATTGAGGCTTCTAAGGCTCCTGAGCCTACTCCTGAGCCAACTCCTCAGTCTGCTCCTACTGAATAATTTGTTTAACCATGGCATGGCTTCGGCTGTGCCATTTAATTTTGATTTTATGAGTATATTAGGTGGTCTTATTGGTGCTGGTGCATCATTGTTAGGTAATATCTTAGGTTCCAAAAAGTCAGTCTGATACTAACGCGACTAATTTACAGATTGCCCAGATGAACAACGAATATAACGAACGTATGTTCAATCAGCAACTTGAGTATAATCAGGACATGTTCAATCAGCAGGTTGATTATGATTGGAAAAAAACACAATATCAAACTGAGAAGAATAACGCTGCTCAACTTGCTGCTGTTGGTATGCAGCAGGAATATAATTCAGCTGTTAATCAACGTAAGCGTTTAGAGGCAGCCGGACTCAACCCTTATCTCATGATGTCAGGCGGTAATGCCGGTACTGCATCTGCTGTTTCTAGTTCTGCCGGTACAGGTGGTTCGCCTAGTGCAATGGGAGTTAACGCTCCCACTGCTTCTCCTGCTGTTATGCATGGCTTTCCGTCCTGATTTCTCAGGTGTTACAGGTGTTATACAGACCTTGCTTGATATTCAGGCGCAGAAAGGTGTACGTGAAGCACAGGCGTCTAGTCTTGGCGAACAGGCTTCAGGTTTCAAGATTGAGAACAAG